GAACCGCTGTTCGCCGAGGTCGAACCCATCGCACGGGCCTCGACGCCGTGATCCTGGCACCACCGCTTGGCCTCGGCGTCGCCGCTCTTGGCCTTCAGCCACATGCCCGTCTTGTAGGCATCCTCGACGCTGTTGAACGCACGCAGGCGGCCCGAGAAGGGAACGGCCTCGATGCGAACCTTGGGCTCATCGGCGCGGACCTCGGGGGCGGGCGAGCAACGCTCGACCACCGACCGCAGGCTCTTGGCCGACTCGACGACCTTCTTCTCGAAGTCGATCCGAGCGGTGAGTTCGTCGGCACGCTTGTTGAGGTCGATCAGTTCGACATCGCGAGCGGTCGTGTCTTCGGCCTCGATCGCACGAACGGCGTCGATCCGGTTGGCGAGGGCAGCCGCCTCGTCCTGAAGCTTCTTGAGGTTGTCCACTTGTGGTTCTCCGAGGCGGTATTGCCTAAGAGCCACGATGCCGTCAGCGGGCCGACCTCTTGCAGAAGCGCACTTCGGAAACTGTTGTTTTGACAAACGCCACCGCCCGCGCCCCGCACCGGGGGCAGCGCAGATACCGCTGCCGCTCGTCACCGCAGGGGCGGCTGGAACGGCAACGGAGTTTCTCGCCGCAGGTGCAGCGTGCTTCAGACACGGCGAAGCCTCAGTGCCCACGCCGCAGCGGCGTCACGGACCAGAGAACGCACGGCCTTCTTCACTTCCGGCTCGGCATCGGCGTCGGCTTCGACGGCCGCAGCCTGGGCAGCCAGCCACGCCTCATAGGAACGCTTCGCCACGACCGCAGACGTGGCACTGCCGTAGGCGGGCACGTTCACGGGGCCGACCTCGTAAAGGCCGGAAGCCTCGACGATCTCGCGGATCGCCTTGCCGCCCTCGTCCGTCGTGAACCGCTCGCCCTTTTGGCTCACGGTAAAGGCGAACGAACTGCCCCGCAGATTCCGAGAACGCACCAGGGCGAGCACGTCACGGCCCGCCGAGGTGTCTGGCGGCTCGACGATGTACGAGATGCCACGCTCGTCGGCGATGATCTCAAGCGTGCCAGCCGACTCGCGGCCCAGCAGCATGTCGCTGTTGTGGTTGTAGTACGAAAGGATCTCGCCCTTGCCCCGCTGGCGGTTCAGCACCTTGTCGAAGGCACCCGGCAGGATTCGCTCCCGAAAGCCGCCGAGGTCGAGGGAAAGCCGGTTGTAGGGCACCGCCAGCCCACGGATCGCCTCGCGCCCGCTGGTGCGCGTCTCGATTTGCAGTTCGCACTCTGGGGCTTCGTCTACGGTCAGGCAGCGGCGTTCAATTTCCATCGGTGGAATCCTCCTGTTCGGCTTCATCCTCGGCGTCGTCGGCCGGGCTTTCCTCGTCCTCGACGGGCGGCGCTGGCATCGGCTCCGGTGCCGGTTGCTCCTGGCCAACCTTGTCGAGCGTGGTCATGTTGAGTTGCACGAAGTGCTTGTCGCCTTCCGGCCCGATCGGGTTCAGGTTCTCAAGCTCGCGGATCTCGTTAATCGTCATCCACCCGTTTTGCAGTGCGGCGACGTAGTAGGCCGAGCGGCCAGCGTGATCGCCTCGCAGCATTCCCGAAACGCTGTGCTCTGCGAAATACGTTTCATCGTCAACGATGAGGTCGCGGCTGATGGCCGCCTCCCACCGCTTCAGGTGAGGCATCAAGCAATACTGAACGAATTCGAGACTCTGGGTCTCGATATTATTGAAACTGCTGCGGGTGAGATCCTGAATCATGTGCGGCGGCACGCGAAACGCACGGCAGATTTCAATCACCTGATACTGCCGAGTCTCCAGGAACTGGGCCGCCTCGTTGCTGCCGCTGAGCTCATGGGCCTTCACGCCGTTGGGCAGGACCGCCGTGCGGAACGCACGATCTGCGCCACGGTGCATCCGCTCCCACTGCTCGCGGAGCCGCTCGGCCGCCTCGACCGGGATCGGGTTGTCGCTCTCCAGCACGATGCCGGGCCGGGCACCGTTGCCGAAGTAGGTGGACCCGTGGGCCTCCAACGCCTGGGCCAGCCCGATGGCGTTCTGGAAAATCTTGTAGGTGGGGATCGCCCGAATCCCGTCCTCGGTCGTGAACCGCAGGGCGAAGATCTGGTCTTGGCTGTAGATCGTCTCGCGCCCGCTCGGCTCGCGATACCTATACCGCAGCGTCCCGTCAGACAGCCGCTCCACTTCCATCCGCGACGAGTGCAGCGGCCACAACTCCGAGACGGCACCGCGAGCACCGGGGCGGATCTCGGCGTAGCTCGCGCCGTAGTGCAGGTACATGCCCGTCATCCAATCGCGGAACTCCTGCGCCGTCTGCCAGGGGTTCGGCTGCTGGTGAAGCAGGCGATACACGGGGTGGCTCGTGGCCTTCGCCTTGCCGCCATTCGCCATCCGCTCGTACACATGGAGCGGCAGGGCTGAGACGGCATCCGAGATCACGCGGATGCAGGCCGTGTAGGCCGAGCAGGCCATGCTGTTGTCGGCGTTGACGCGGATACCCGAAGGCGTGCGGCTGGACGAAACCTCGGGCCAGTCGATGCCACGCAGGTCGAACATCCTGAAGTCGGCGGCGTTTTCGCTCATATGCTGAACAGTTCCCAGGATTGTTCGGGGGGCGGGGCCGTGGCCGTCGCGTGAATGCCGAGGGCCATCGTCAACGCCACGATGCCGTCGATCCGTTCGTTGGATTTCGCCTTGCTGGGCTTGATGTTTCCGGCGTGGTCCTGCTGAATCGCCACGTTCGACGCCTGCCAAGCCAAGACGGGATGCCCGCCGTGGAGCAGTCGTCCCGCCACGACGGCCGCCTCTAGCGCCTTCGCGGGGGAACTCATCGAGCCGTAGCCCTGCCCAAAACCTAAGACATTCACGCCATCGCCTTGCAGTTGCTGGGTGAGTTGAGTTGCATTCCAGCGATCCACGGCCACCTGCCGGACGTTGTATTTCTTGGTCAGGGCCATGATGTCGGCCCGCACCTGGTCGAAGTCGGTGACGTTGCCGTGCGTCAGGTGCAACTTCCCCTCCTTCGCCCACTGGTCGTAGGGCACGCGGTCCCGCTTCACCCGCTCCCGCATGTTGTCCTCAGGAATCCAGAAGTGCGGTTCGACCCAGAAGGTGCCATCGTCCAACTGGAACAGCAGGCAGAAGCAGGTCGTGTCGAACGTGCTAGCGAGGTCGAGGCCCGCGAAACACTCCCGCCCGTCGAGCATTACCGGGCAGGGCTTGTTGCCCTGCGCCCAGTGCTCCATTCGCAGCCAGCGCGTGTCCTGCTCGGTCCACTGGTTCAGGTGCAGCCGCCGGAAGGTGTTCTCCTCGCTCGGCATATCCTGGGCACGCTTGCACCGCACACGCAGGTCGTCGAGTTTCACGCTCACGCCGAGGTTCGGGTTCGCCTTCCGCCAGGTCTCTTCCTTGGTCCAATCGTCTTCGGGATCGGCGGCGTAGATCGCAGGCAGGAAGGTCTCGTCTTTGATCGCCCCGTCTCGCACGGCCAGGGCGTAACGCCAGATTTCCCAGCAGATGCTCTTGCGGTCGAAGCCCGCCGTGGTGATCGCCACGCACAACGGCTGCCGCCGGGCTCCGGTGCTCGTGGTCATCACGTCCCACAGTTCCCGGTCGGGCTGCGCGTGCAGCTCGTCGAAGATAATCCCGTGAGCGTTCAGGCCGTGCTTCGTGAACGCCTCGGCCGAGAGCGCCTTGTACGTTGAATGCGTGTCTTCCCGCACGATGGAATTGCGAAACACCCGCAGGCGGCTCCGCAACTTGGGCGAGTTCTCCACGCACACCTTCGCCATCTCGAAGACGAGCCGGGCCTGGTCGCGATCGGCGGCGCACGAGTAGATCTCGGCCCCCGGCTCGCCGTCGAACATCAACTTCAGGGCGATCCCGGCGCACAGGGTGCTCTTGCCGTTCTTGCGGGGGATCGCCAGCAGGCTCGTGCGGTACTGCCGCACATCGTTTTTCATCGTGCCGAATAACCGGCCGACGTATTCCTTCTGCCACGGCTCCAGCAAAAACGCCTTGCCGCCGAGCTCGCCCTTCGCGTGCGTCAGGTTCTCCTCGAAGAACCGCACCGCGATCTCCGCAGCCTTCGCATCAAGCGAACATGCGGGCGTCGTCTTCGTCTTCTTGCTTCGGCTCTTCGACATGCAGGCCGGTTCTAGCGCTTGGGTTCAGCCCGAAGTCCTGCTCCAACTGCCTCAACTGCACGGCGAGCTTGTGGGCAATGCTGACCTCTGGACGCTGGGCGATGTACTTCACGTCGCCCTTGTCATTCAGGATCGCGTACGTGTCGCCTTCCTTCTTGAGTTTCGCACGGGTGGCAAGCCACCACTCGTAGGTGTCGCAATAACGGGCCAACGCCTCGATGTCGGCCCGAGTCATCACCTTGACGGTCTGGAGTAGCGGCAGCACCTCGGCCCACTTGGCTGCGGCCACCTCGCCCAGGTGGGGCGGCATCACAACGCCATCTGCTGACGGCTGCGGCTCGCTCTTGTTGATTGGCCGATTGCCTGGGTTGCCTCGGAGGAGCTTGAGTTTCGTTGGCGTTGGCTTCGGGCCCCGCTTTCCCATCGTTTCACCGATCCTTCTAAGTCAAGTCGAAGTTGGCCATTACTGCTGGCCCGCTTCTTATTGTTGCATTTACGGCATAGGCACTGCGAGTTAGGAAATACATTACCGGGGCTGCCGGGCGTGGTAGTCGCAATGATGTGGTCGTGCTCAGCGTTCCTGTCGTCTGGCCGCCTGTTAGCCGGATCAATGACGTACTCGCGGTTGCAGTCAATGCCGCACAATTGGCACACCCAGCCGTCCCTCTCGCACACCGCAAGCCTTGTGCATTCCGGGTCGTCTGGCACTTCGAGCAGGCGGCACTTCTTTCGTAGTGATGTTGCCAGCGCTGAGGCTGCGGCCTTCCTGCGACCCACCTCACCCCATCCTGTGCCGGGCCTGTCCACTCCCCAGCGGTGATCTGCATAGCACTTTGCGGAGCAGTACTTGCGGCTGTCTTGCCCTAACGCAGTCTTGCGCGGCCCTTGCGCTGGCCTTTCGATTTTTTTGCCGCATGCTGGGTTTTGGCAGAAGCAATCAGGGAGCCGCATATGCTGCGCTCTGCATTGCCGGGAGCAGCAGCGAACGCCTTTGGCGTAACTGCTTGGTGTTACATAGAAAGTTTTGCTGCACCGTGCGTTTGCGCACGCAATCGGGAACCTGTTTCGATTTGCCATTCCCGCAGGATGCGGGCGTTGTCAAATGTTCAGCACCTACCCCCTAAGCAAAACCTGCGAATGCGCTTGCAGCAGTGAAACGGACG